AGATTATCAGGATCTATTGCCAGAGATCACAGCAATGGTAATTGCATTAATCCCAAAGATCAATTTGTAAGGGGTCACAAGATGGAAAATGTTTGGCTATGTGAACCGGAATACCTGAAGAATTATCTAGAGACTGTTATCAATGCTAATGTTGATAGTAGTTCAATTGATGCAATTGGTGATCTAGATTCTCAGGGTAGAAATAGGCTATTGGAAGTTACTGATGATGTAGCTAAGATTTCTATCCAAGGTGTTCTGTCTAGGCATGGACCATCACTAATTGATCTGTTGTTTGGTTTTGATGGTACAGCATATTTTGAAATCATTGATGCAATTAAAACAGTTGAAAGTAATAACAAGGTTACCAAGGTAATTCTTTCTATGGATACTCCTGGTGGTGAAGTACAAGGGGTTGAAGAAGTTGCAAATGCTGTTACTCAACTGGCATCTAAGAAAGAAGTTGTTGCAATCAATGAAGGTATGATTGCATCAGCTGGTTACTGGATTGCTTCACAAGCAACCAGAATTGAAGCTGTATCACAGATTGCATTGACAGGTTCAATTGGTGTTATCTTGGTCGGATTAGATACAACTGGCTACCAAGAGAACATTGGAATTAAACGAATAAAGATCATTTCCAAGAATGCACCAAAGAAGCAAGCTGATGTGAACACTGAAGAAGGTATTGAAACATTACAAAAATTGGTCAATTCAATTGAACGTGTTTTCATTTCACAGGTTGCAAATGGTAGGCAGGTAAAAGAAGAGATTGTTAAAAAAGACTTTGGACAAGGCGGATTGTTGATCGCTCGCGATCCTGATAGTGGTGAACCTGATGCATTAACAGCAGGGTTAATTGATTATGTTCAAATGGAAACTAACAACGTCTCAAAGTTTGAAGGTGCTATCAACTCTACTATTCATGCTAACACTTCCGTTGATAGTTCTGGCATTGATCTTTCTATTGAAGCTGGTGCAACTGCTTTTAAGAATTTTCCAATTGTAGATAAAAGATGGGACTCAAACGCAGCAATTAAGAGAGTAAGGAAATTTACTAATTCAACTGAGAAACCATCAGCCAAATACAGACAGGGTTTCTTTTGGTTTGATGCAGATGATAAACAAAATTTTGGTGCATACAAGTTACCTTTTGTTGATGTTGTTGATGGTTCACTAGTAGCAATCAAGAAAGGTGTATTTGCTGCTAATGCTGCAATGAAGGGTGCAAGGGGAGGTGTCAAGATACCAGCTGAAAATAAAGCAGCTGTTCAGAAACATATTGATAGGTATAGAAGCAAGATAGAGAAAGAAGATCAGAAACCCCAAAACAAAACAAAGGAGAATTTTAGTATGTCTGATCTGATTAAAGAGTTGTGTGCAGAGCATCCTGATTTGAATGCTCTAATTGAAGAGTTGAAAGCTGGTGCTTATACCGCTGGTGCTGCATCTGTTGATGCTAGGGTTGCTAAGGCTATTCCAATCATTGAAAGTGATGCATATCCTAAGCCAATTAAAGCCCTTGCTTGTAAGGTGGTAAGTGGTGAATCTGAAGCTGCTGCACTTGAAGGTGCTGTTGCTGTCTTTGATTCCACCAGGGAAGATGAAAAAACAAAGGCTGCTGTTGAAGCAACTAATGAAGTTGTTGAAACCCCTTCACAGCAGCCTGAAGCACTTTCTAATGATGGTGTGATCAGAAATGAGGCGGATTACAACGCCAGCATTGAAGCCGCAAGGAAAGGTGGTAACTAATGGTTCTTCCCGCGAGTAATCAGCAATTGCGATCTGATGTAAATAATACCGCTGTTCTGTTGCGTGGTTCAGCTGTAACAAAAGAAAATGAAGTTGTTGCACAGGATGGTGCACATACTGGTGTAGTTAAGAAGTGGACAGTAATGGCACAAATTGGAAGCACTGCAAAGTGGGTTCCATATACTGATGCTGCTGCTACTGATGGATCACAGTTTCCCAGCGGAGTTTTGTTAAAAGAAATTTCAGAGGCAGATATCCAAGCTGGTGATGTGAATGCACCTGTAATGGTTGGTGATGCTGTTTTGGCTGAAAGTGGTTTAACGGTTGAATCCCCTGGTGATCTGGATACTGTAATTAGTGTTCCAATTAATTTTGGTGCAACTGGTTATACTGTGTTGCGCTGGGCTGGTATTTATCTTGAGAGTACCACCATTATAACTCAACCTGAAAACCAGTAAGAAAGGAGAATAATAAAAATGGCTGCATACAATTTTAATATTGGACCGTTGGCAACTGACTTTTACAGCAGGTTTATGGTTGATCGTTATAACGAAAATGACCACATTGGTGTTCCCTCTGGTTTTCAATCAATGTTTGGCAGGGCTGAAGTTGGTGGAAGAACCCTGTTTTCTCCTGATGCTTCCATGGTAGAAATTGATATTATGAGAGGTAATGAAAAGATTTCTGCTTTGATCCCTCGCGGCATGATCTCTAGACCCCTCGGTGGTATTCAGAAGAATACTGCAACTGAACTTTATACTACTTTTAGTCGTCGTTTCCCATTGGCTGAAGAAGAAGGTGATATTAGTGCTGATCAGTTAGAGTTTAGATCAGCTGGTGAAAACCCGTATGCTAATCGGTCTAGACTTGATAGGATGCGCGATCTCGCTCGTCAACACCACTTGGAGCATATGCGGCGAATGTTGCGTATGTTTGAAGTGCTTTCCGCGCAAGCTATTCTAACTGGTTACATGGATGCAATTATTGGTGCCGTTGCTAATGATAAACCAGAATATTATGATTTTGTGCGAAAGAGTACACATAGCTATGCTGTTGGCACTAGCTGGTCTAATATTGCTGCTAATATTCTTGGTGATATTGATGGCGCTTGCACATTAATTAGGCAGGATGGACATGTTGACCCTAATGTTTGCATTATGGGTGCCACTGCTATTAATGGTTTCTTAGCTAATACTGATGTTAAGGATAAAGCGGATAATCGCCGCTTTGAATTGATTGAAGTAAATCAGAATATGCCTGTGCCACCTAGTCATGCCTATTTGATTGAAGGTGGTTTTATTCCTCGCGGTAGGCTTCGGACACCACAGGGTTACACTGTTTGGCTCTTTACCTATCAAGATATTTATACTGATGCTTCTAATAATCCTGTTCCTTACATGCCTGTTGCTGATGTGCTAGTAACCAGCACACAAGCCCGGTGTGATCGTTACTTTGGTCCCGGTGAACTTCTTCCTAATATTCCTCAAAGGGATCAACTGTATCAGCAGTTGTTTGGGTTTAGTTCTGAAGCTCCCCCCATGCCACCAATGATCAAGAATGCTGGTGCTGTTGTTAATCCTGCAATGTTCTATTGTGATGCGTACACTGCTGCTGATTGGAAGACTGTTTCAATTAGAACACAGGCTGCACCGATCTTTGCTCCTACTATGACTGATGCTTTTGTAACCATGGATGTGAGCTAAGAAAGGAAAAGGGAAAGGGTATGTATTGGAATGATGATAAAAAAGGATTAAAGATAGGCAGTGAATTTTTTGGATATGGTGACAAGGTACCAACTGAAAAGCTTGACAAGAAACGAGTGAAACAGTTTGAAGCTGATGGTTGCCTTATATCTGAGAACCCTAACCCGGCACCACCTAATAAAAAGAAAGCAAAGAAAGGTGGTAACTAATGAAGGTGGTGAAGAAAGTATATAAATCTGGTAAACCAGTTGAATTGACTATGGTTGAAGATAAGGAAATCAAGAAAGATAGATCTTCAACTAAACCGGATAAAGTCAAAGATAAGTAAATGAATTTGCGGCATCAAATAGAAGCTGATTTAGCTGATACTCTTGAAGGTGAATTTGCTTTACCTGTTGAATTGATTTCACCAACTGGTGAAACACAGATTTACAAAAAGGGTTCAACCACAGAATTACTTAGTGGTCAGCTTCTATTTGATATCCGCAGTGTTGATCCAGATACAGGAATGCCAATTGTTGTTCATAAACCAGTTGTTGTATTGCGCTTGACTTCACTTGATCGTAAACCAAGACCCGGTGAAAAGTGGGCTGTTAAAATTAGATCATCTATAACTGCTGGTGCATCAATGGTTGCATTTGTATTAGAGCAAGCAACTGAAGATGGACAATCAATAGGATTCATCAGATTGTATTTGACCAGACCACAGAATAAGGAAAGTTAGAATGGCTGCACCAATGAGATTTAGAAGTGTAAAGGGAACACTGGTTGGTCTTCTAGGTGCTGCTAGTTCTGGGAAATTTGTTGTTATTGGTTATCAGGATTCATCTAGAGCAGCACCAGAAGTATTGGATGAAAAAAGAACCATCCAAGTCTTTTATAGTGCTGGTGACTTTCCTAAATCTGGTGGTGGGTTGTCTGGTCCGGTGATGCATGAAATTTCTTTTAGAGTTGAATTGACTGTTGCAAAGTCTGCTGTTGGTGATTGGAATGCATTAAATAACCCTGCATCAACACCAGCTGAATTAGAAAATGCTCTAGAGAATTTTCAAATTTCAACTGATTTAGCTGATGATTCATTTGATGAACTTGTACAGATTATTTATCAAATCTTAATGGATGCTCGTAACATTGATTTAGGCCAAGATGTTTCAACTGATGGGCCAGTTGCTAATAGATGGATTGGACAGGTTAGAAAAGATAAACCTGATACTCGCGGCCAATATGTAATCTTGACTGGTTACATGGAATTAACCTGTAAGGTTGATGAACAAGTATTAGGTGATGTTGGAACCTATGCAGCTGATCACACTGTTGAAACATCTATTGATATACAAGATGAAAACAAAATTAGTGATGAAAGTAAAAGTGGCACCATCTAAGGTGCAAAGGAGTAAATGAAAATGGGATTGCAGCAAACTAGCTTGGCTGCTGCTGTTGGTGCTGCTGTTAAGAATGAACAGTTCCAGCCAAGTGCATTGAATGTACCACGTAAAATTCTAATCATGGCTATTGATGGCACCACGCCAGCAACAGCACCTATTGAACCTGTGCAAGTATTTTCACCAGAAGATACAGCTGTGAAATTTGGTTCTGGTAAAATGGCGCATAGAATGGCCATTAAGGCTTTTCAGGGATCTGAAGGTGTCCCTTGTTTTGTTTCTGTTGATGGTGTCTCTGGTGCAATTGCAGCAGATGGCAGTATTACTTTTACTGGACCTTCAACCGCTGCTGGTTCAATTTATTTGTATGTAGCTGGTGATCGGGTTGCTGTACCTGTTGCCAAGGGTGCTACAGATGCAATCATGAAGGCTGATGTTATTGCTGCTGTGAATGCAAATACCAAGCTACCTTTGATTGCATCAGCTGGTGCTGGTGCTGGACAAGTTGATCTAGATTCTAAGTCTGTTGGTTTGTGGGGCAATGATATTGATGTTAGTTTGAATCTTGGGTTGAATGAAGATTTACCTGCTGGCACTGGTGCAACTATTCTTGCTTTGACTGGTGGTGTTGGATCACCAAACCTAACTAATATTCTAGATGGGCTTGGCACTGGTGATAGTAAGAATGAAAAATTCTTTACTGATGTTGTGCATGGTTTCATGCAAGATACAGCAGTAATGGATACTATCAGCCTTTATAATGGTGTTGGCAATGACTTTGTTGGTTTGTATTCCAAGATTGTCCACCGTCCATTTAGGTTGCTGATGGGGGACACTGAACCCGGTGTTTCTGGTGCTGTACCTGCTGGGCTTATTGTAATTACTGATGCCCGTAAGACTGATAGAACCAATGGGATTATTTGTGTTCCTGGTTCCCCTAATCATCCTGCTGAGATTGCCGCACAAGCAATGGGTGGTATGGCAAAGATCAATAATGATATTGCTGCACAGTCTTACATAGGATTTATTCTAGCCGGTATCATCCCTGGTGCCATTGCTGATCGTTGGACTAACTTTTATGATAGTCGTGATGCTGCTGTAAAGGCTGGTCTAAGCCCTACCACCGTTGAAGGTGGTGCTGTTACTATGTCCAATGTTCTTACCTTCTATCGACCAGATAGTGTACCAGTTGATAGTAATGGTTATAGGTCAATGCGTAATATTAGTATCCTTCAAAACATTCTTTTCAATACCGCTCTGAATTTTGGTCAAGAAAAGTGGAAGGGTATTTTTATTGTTGCTGATACAACCAAGGTTAGTAATCCAACTGATAGACAAAAGGCGCGTGATGTGTCTTCAGTTCTAGATGATTGGATTGCACTTGCAACTTCATTTGAAGGTCATGGATGGATCTTCACTGCTGGTTTCACCATTGCAGAACTTGCAAAGGGTGACAAGATTACTATTCGCCCTGGTGGCATTGGCTTTGATTCCAATGTATCAGTATTGCTTTCTGGTGAAGGTGGCATACTTGATAATGTAGTCAAGTTTGATACTGCACTAGGGATATTGCTGGCCTAAACAGCAAAGAAAGGAGTATAAAAAATGTCTAGGGATATTGCAGGTACCAACCGAAAGTTCACCAGCAATGGTGTTTCATATCGGATTGCTGCTGATGCTAATTTCACTGAAACAATCACAGCCTTTGAAAACTCTATGATTGCTTCTTCTGGCCAAGCAATGCGGAAAATGGTTAAAAGGGTTCCTAGTCGTGAAGGTATTGTATTACTTACCAATGCTGATGAACGTGAGAATTTGATCGCAGATTCAGAGAGTTTGGATCTTGGCAAATTCTCATACACTAATGCTGCTGGTGATGAATACAAGTGTGAAGGCACCATTGAAATTGAGAACAACGAAACGGAAGAGAACAGAACAACTTGCCAGATTCACCCCGTAGATCGATGGACTAAGATTTAAGGTGAATTTGACTGTAACAACCAATCAGGGGAAACGTGAAAGGTAATACAATGACTGAAGATCTAATTAGCAACAAAGTTGCAACTGAACAATTCAATTTAATTTTAGATTATTATGATATTGATCTAGAAGATTATGATAATTCAGATGAAGATAATAATGTTGGCAAGGTAATAAAAGGATTAGGTAAAAAAGTAATACGTGCAATTAGAAAAGGGTATTTGAAAATTGATATGCGTGAAGGCAGGATGTTTGTGATTCAACACCTTAGATGTGATGTGAAGAAACTGGGTAAGGTGTTAGAATACAAGCCTGTTAATGGTAAGTCTAGAACTGCAATGAATGGTATTCCATCTGGTGATAGCTTTGAAAAGCTGTTAGCTGTTGCTGCTAGTCTTACTGGTAATGAAAAAAGTGCAATGCTGAATATTGAAGGGCCGGACCTTGGCCTATTGGAGAATATTTGCTCGCTTTTTCTCTTAGTTTAGACAGGGTGGATCAGATGCTAGGCAATCTGTTTTATAGAGGCATCACACCACATGAACTGAAAGAAATGGAATACCCGGAATTGAAGTATTGGAATGACTGGCACAAGGTATTAATAAAAGCAAGTGGTGGTGAAGAAGTAGAAGTTGAAGTAAAGAGGGATTGATCAATGTCTGCTTTTATAGTTGAATCTATTTTCAAAGCTAAAGATAAAGTATCATCTGTCTTTAAACGGATGGCTGGTAATTCAAGGTTCTTTGGTACTGAAGCTGATAAAGCCTTTGATAAAGCATCTAGGAAAGCAAAGAAGTTTAAAGGTATTACATCAGGAATTCTAAAGGCTGATGTAATACGAAGTGGATTCAATTTATTAAGGCGTGGTATCTTTGAAGCTGGTAGAGAATTTGTTGTATTTGATCAAGCTATCACTAGGGCTGCTGCAAAGTTTCCAGAAGGAATTAAAAGGAGTACAGCTGCTTTTGAAGAATTAAATAAAACAGCTAGGTTAGTTGGTGCAACAACTGAATTTACTGCTGCTGAAGCTGCTGAAGGTTTAGACTTTCTTGCAATGGCTGGTTTTAATGCTGATCAAGCAATAGCAGCATTGCCATTAGTTGTTAACCTTGCCACTGCTGCTAATGTTGATCTTGCTAGATCTTCAGATATTGCTTCAGATGCACTAGGAGCATTCAACCTAACATCTAAAGATGCTGAAACACAGACAGCCAATCTTGCTAGAATAACAGATGTGTTTGCTAAGACTACTACATCAGCTAATACAGATATGGAACAAATGTTTGAAGCAATGGTTGATGGTGGTCCAGTAATGACAGCAGCAGGGCAGTCAATAGAAACCTTTGCAGCTTTAGTTGGTACAATGGCTGATGCTGGATTAAAGGGCAGTAAAGCTGGAACAACTTTAAAGAATGCTGTGCTTCAATTACAAGCGCCAGTACCAGCAGCACAAAAGAAATTAAAAGAATTAGGGATTGTTGTATCTGATAGTAAAGGCAATATGCGTGATATTGTCCAGATCCTAGAAGAGTATCGAGTTGCAACAAAAGACATGGGTAATACTCAACGTGATGCAGCAACCGATCTGATATTTGGTAAGCGGTCAATTGCTGGTGTGAATATTCTTTTGGCAAAGGGTGGTGATGCTCTAAACAAGTATCGTGATAGTTTAATTAAAGCAAAAGGTTCATCCGCTGAAATGGCAACTGATATGAGAAAGGGTTTAGGAGCTAGACTAAAAACCCTTAAATCAGCTGCAATAGATTTAGGGTTCAGATTCTTAGAGGCATTTCAAAAAGATGGTAAGGATGGAATAGAAGCATTGATTGAAGCAATTAGGGGGTTTGATGTAAAGCCTATTATTGCAATCATGAAAGACTTACTTTCTATTGTGAAGAGTGTTGGAAAGTTTGTAATTAATAACTGGCCATTAGTGAAAGGCATTCTAATTGCAATTGCTGCAATCAAGTTTGCTGGTTTGATCAGTGGGCTTGGTGGTTTAGTTAGTTCATTTGGTGGTGCTCTTGCTTCATCTAGTGGGTTGCTTGCTAATATAAAAGGAATTGGTGTAGCGGGTAAAGGGCTTGGTGCTGTTGGTGGTGCTCTGGGTGCTGTTGGTGCTGTAGTTGGTGCGGCTGGTGTTGGTGTTGCTGCTGGTACAGTAATAAATGAAGCTGTTTTTGCACCAGCTAATGAAGCTGCTGAAAAAGCTAGGCTTGGTTTTGATGAAGCACTTAGGTTAGCAAAAGAAGCTGCTAGATATGGGACTGTTGAAGAACAAGCTAAAGCAATGGCTGAATTGAAATTAGCTTCTGCTGGTCTTACTGAAGAGATAGGAACAACAGAATTTGCAGCTGGCCAAATAACATCAATCTTCACTGATCTAGAATCACCAGCTGATACCTTAAGGCGTAGAATGGGTGAAGCTGTTGAAGCAACTAGAATATTACGTGATGCCATGATAAGAACAGCAACAGCTTCTAGGGTTGCACCTAACCAGGGTATAGGTGGTAGCAGTGATGTTAATGTTGGTGGTACAATAAGAGTTGAGACAGAAGAAGGATTGAAGGGTACAATTTTTGAGGAACCAGGGCAGTCAAGCCCGGTAGATCTTGCAATGGCAGGTAATCAATAATGGCTGAAAACGATATTGATACTTTAGAATCTGGTGCTGTTAGTTGGCAAGATAGACTAGCCAATACCATTGAATTGATCTCGCCAAGTGGGAAAGCCTTTTCTGCTAAGTGGAGAGGTAACCCACGAACAAGGGAAAAGCGATTAGGAATCTTTGAATATCCAAAGGTTGCTGGTAATGTTGTTCAAGATCTAGGTTCCAATAGTTTAAGGCAAACGCTGAATATTTATTTTGATGGTAGGGATCATGACTTAGAATCTGATCGCTTTTTTGAGTCAACCAAGGAAATTGGCCTATGGGATATTACACACCCTGTACACGGTTTCTATGGGTTGCAATTAGTTTCTGTAAGAGAAAATGATGAACCTATTACAAGTGGTAATGTAACTGAATTTGTAACTGAATGGATTGAACCAATTGATGAAGTGTCACTAGAGACAGCCAGAGAGTTAGCTGGTATTGTTGATGGTCTAGGCAATGATACCAATTCATCATCTTCAGAACAGTTTGAAGACGGGGTTATGGATTTCACATAATGTCAACAGCACAAAGACTGTATATTGAAATCACTGTTGGTCGAGCAAAAAGTATAATTGTTCGCCACCTAACACCATTGGCATTGCAGAATGATACAATCAGTGGTGAATTTAATTTGATTGCAGCTGGTATTGATAACAGTCTTTTAAATGAAGAATTTGATGCAGCTTCATTAGCTGGACAATTGCAAGGGTTGGTGCAGATACCAGCAATTGCATCTAAAGATATACAAGATAGGTTGAATCTATATAATACATTAATTGATCTGATACTAGATCTGCTGCCTGATAAAGTGGTGGTTAGTGGATCTGCACCACCATTAACCGATGAAGATATAAATGTTACTGTGATTGTTGAATTAATAACAATGGCAATCATGGTTGCAATGTCAACTGTTATAACAACTGGACCATTTCAGACCAGAGCACAAGCAATTGAAGCTGGTGATTTCTTACAAGATAGCCTTGATAGAATTACTGATAGATTGGATCTGCTGCAATCTGTTTCTGAAATATCAAATATATTGGAAATGAGATACACCAGCCTAGCACAAAGCAGAACAGATGTAACACAGTTGGTTGGTGCTGTTGTTCGTTATCTGCTATTGCTTTCATTCAATCTGAAGGTTGAAAGAAGAATCATCTTAAAAGAACCTAGAGCACCAATTGAAATAGCGATCACTGAATATGGTTCTCTTGGTGAGAATGATTCTAATTTTGATAAGCTATTAGAAACAAATAATTTGAAGGGTGATGATCGGTTGTGGTTGGCTGCTGGTAGAGAGATTGTTATTTATGGCTAAACCAAAACCAATACCGGGAACCCATTACACAGTTATCAAAGGTGATCGACTGTGGACCATAGCTAAACGCGCATATGGTAATGGTACCAAATGGAAAGTGATTTGGGAAGCTAACCAGACTGTATTAAGATCTGGTAATCCTAATATGATCTATCCTGATGAAGTGATCTTTATCCCTGGTGATGCACCTATTGAAGCCATAAAAGAAGATTCGCGGGAAGATGTGATCCCTACAATAGAAGACAGGGATCGCAATGATTTCACATTAGTTATTAAGAGTGAAGAATTGGCTGTGTCTGCTGGCCGTGTAATGCGTACAATGGATACCGCCGCCGATGGTTGGACAGCTTCCCTTGCTTGGAATCCTGTAATAGCTGACAGGGTTGAATTATTTAGGCCATATGCTTATCACCCTGCTGAAGTTTATCTAGGTGGTAAATTGATGGTTAGAGGTTATTTGTATGTAGTTAGCCCTTCATTAAATCCAACTAGAAGAGAAATGAAGCTTGAAGGTTGGAGTTTTACAGCTGATGCAATTGATTCAACATTGAAACCACCATACAAAAGAAATAATATAACTCTAAAGCAAAGGGCTGAAGAATTAGTTAGACCACTTGGTATAGATGTGCAGTTTGATATTGATGATGATAAACCTTTCAAGAGAGTTACAGCAGGTAAAGAAGATACTATCTTTGAACACCTAGCAGGATTGGCAAAGCAGAGAGGTGTGCTTATATCTTCTACTGTGCAAGGTAAGATGCTATTCACTAGGGCTGCATCAGGAACACCACAGGTTGCACTATTTGAAGATTTCCCACCATTCCAAAACATTGCAGCAAAGTTTGATGGTAGAGCAAGATTCAATGTATATAAAGCAGTTGGACAAAGCCCAAAGAAAAACAGTAAAACAGCTGTTGCAAAAGATGATCGCGTACCTAAATCTAGATTCACAACTTTCAGTGCTGATGATACTGAAGGTGATGATATACAGAAGGCTGCTGATTGGCGACGGTCTAAACAAATTGCTGATGCACTAACAATTCCTTTCCCTACATCTAGCTGGTATAATGCCAATGGTGAATTATGGCGCGAGAATACATTAGTTAGTGTAATATCACCTTCTATATTCTGCCCAAATGGGTTTGATTTTCTAATTCGTTCTGTTGAATATTTGTTTGAACCAGGGGGAACATCAGCAATTTTGAATCTTGTTCCACCACAAACCTTCACTGGTGAAGTTGTTGATGAACCATGGGCAGAAGAACAATTAATTGAAGAGTTATAATTATGCCAGTTGGAAAAATTATAAGCAGCACAGTTAAGAAAAATAGGGATGGTGACAAAAAGGTTTTATTGATGGAAGTAGAGATCACCGATCCTGATGATCTTCAAGATGTTGAACTAATGAGAATGGCTGGTGTTGATAGTAACCCACCAGCTAATTCACTGTGCTTCATTGTTCAATCTGGTGAATCTTGGAAAATTGCTGTTGCTGTAAATGATAACATTGAATCTGCTGCTGGTCCCGGTGAACATGAAATTTATTCATCTGATGGTGGTGTTAAGAAAGCATCAGCCTATTTCAAATCAGATGGAACATTAATTCTAAATTTTGGTAATGATAATGCTGTTAGATTTAGTGAGCTAGAAACTGCATTCAATCAATTGAAGGCTGATCATGATGATTTAGTTACTAAGTTCTTAGCACACATACACACAACAACCGCAACTATTGGTTTAGGTCCTGCTGTTGGTGTCATATCACCAACTATCATAACTGATGATCCTTCAACAGCTGATATAGCACCTGCCAAGGTGGAAAGTATAAATGTACCATGATTGATAAATACGAAGGTGACCCAAAGATCTTTATTAATGAGAATGGGCCTAACCTACAAATCAATCAAGGCCAGCCTGTGATGGATCAGGGTTTATGGAATGCTGTTATTATATCCCTATTTACCAAACCTAACTGGGCTGGTAATGTTCTTTTCACTGGACCATATGAAAAGATTGGTAGTGTGTTTGAATATGAAGCACAACAGACCATCAGTGTTGATATGTTGAATAAGGTAAACAATGCAGCCCAGCTTGCTTTGAAATGGCTAACTGATAATGGTTCTGTTGATTTAGTTAATACTAGAGTTAGAAACCCTGCTGGCCATAACATAGAAGTTACAATTGAATTGATCAAAGATGGTATTGCAATCTTGAAAATGGTTGCTACAAAAAATGGTGTTCGCTGGATTGTCGAGGAGTATATCTAATGTCTTTAAGAATACCAACAACACAACAGATTTTTGATCGTATCATTTCAAATTTTGAAGTTGCTTTAGGCCAAACAATACCAGAAGCGGATAAAGCTTTTATTAGGGTGCTGGCTGGTGTTGAATCTCTGAACTTTACAACTCTGGCCAAGTATGCATCTGAAAGATCATTCCAAAACTTTGCTTTGACAGCAACAGGAAAAGATCTAGATATTATTGGTATTGAATATGATGTTATTAGAAAAGCAGCAACAGCAACTAAATTAAGACTAACTGCCATTGCTGATGGTGCATACACTGTTGAAGCTGGTTCTATTCTAGCTGGTGATGATAATGGGGTTAGGTATCTTACAGATAGTTTGTTATCTGGTGGTGCTGGTAACTTCAATGTTGAAGTAACATCAGCAACACTAGGATCAGAAACAGTATTGGAAGCTGGTGCAACACTTCAGTTTGAAGGCAGTATTACCAATGTTCAATCTGAAGCTGTTGTATTTCAAACAACTGTTAGAGGTGAAGATGTTGAATCTGATGAAGCATACCGGCAAAGAATCCTAGCAGAAATCAGAACTGTTGGTGGTGGTGGCAATGGTGTTGATTATAAAAGATGGAGTGAAGAAGTAATTGGGGTTGCTACAGCATATCCATATGCAGGTAAGTCATTGCATTGGACCATAACAAATAGTGTGTTTAGTTTCATTGGTGCGCCTACTAATGAAATACATTCATCACTTCCACCTTGGATATTTGATTTTACTGTTGATATGGGTATTAAGGCTGGTCATTATATACAAGTTTTTGGTGCAACAAATCCGGGAAATAATGGTATATTTCTAGTAATAGATGCAAACCTAACTTCAATAGAAATTAACTGTGATTTAATAAGTGAATCATCTGGTGCATCTGTAACAATTACTAACCTTTCATTGCCCGGTGATCGTACTGTGTTTGTTGAAGGTGTGCAGCCTACATATCCAGATGGTATACCAGATCAGGCTTTATTGGATGATGTAAGAGATTCAATAAATACTGATCCTGTAACTGGTGAATCTAGGCCACCTTTAGGTGAAACAAATGAAACTTTATTTGTAAACCCAATTACTAGAACTGGTTTTTATGTTGAAGTATCCGGGCTTGCTGTTGGTGATGGTGGTGCAACTATTTTGCAACAGGCGAAAGACGAAATTGAAGAAGCATTGTTAGAATATTTTAGCATCAGTGTTAAACCTTTTGTTGACTCAACTGATTCAGAGATTGATAGAAGAGATACAATTACTCTGGTTAGTATTTCAAAAGTTATTCAAGATGTATTGAACAGTTTAGGTGGTTCATCAGAAGGTGTTGACTTTGGTACATCTATTTCTTATGGGTTAACAACATATACACTTGGTCAAGGTGAACTGTCTAAGCTGGTTGCTGTTGCGTTTGTATAGGAATTACTAATGACACTATCATACAAAGCAATTATTAAAGCACTTTTACCAAAGGGTGTTGCATGGAATCCAGATCTAGAAAATGACTTTGATAGATTCATTGATGGTCTATCTGCTGGGTCTAATGATGCATATTCTATATTAAAGCAGCTTGGTATTCTTAGAAATCCAGAACTGATTGATGAAGATCTATTAGGTGATCTTGAACGTGAATACGGTATTATAAGCAATGAGAGTATTACCATTCAAGAAAGAAGGGATATTTTAGAAAGCACTATGTTTGCAAAGCCCGGTACAGGTTCTTTCACTGACTTGCAAACCATTCTAAATAATGCTGGGTTCAATGTAATTGTTACACCTAATGATCCTGCAATTGATCCTAATATAATTTTTGCTTCAGTTGGTTTTATGTGGGCTGATTTTGGTACATCTAGAGCAAATTACATTGAAGCTGTTACTTCTAATCCAATAGAAATAATTGTAAACACACCTTATGATTCAATAGAAAATTATAAAATAATTCCTGGTGTACATGAAAGATGGAATTATGTTTTTTTTGTTGGTGGTGCTGCTAGTGGTTGGCCAAGTGCACCACACATAGCTTCAGCATCAATACCTTCAGCATCTAGGGGAGCTTTTATTAATTTAATTTTGAAGTATAAACCACTTCACTCTTGGTGCATTCCTGTAATTGATTGGACGTAGGAGCAATACAATGAAAAAATTTGAAGACATTACAATAGTTGTTACTGGTACCTATCCTGATACTAAAGCTGTTGCCAGCAGCACACCAACTACACCAGATGGAACACCAT